CTTTGCGTATAAACAAGCAGTAATGGGCTTAGAAGAAAGCATGAGCGGAGAAAAAGCCGTATTCGATAATAAGCCTTTCCCACACATTAGAAACAAAAGTCAGCCAACATTTAGTTCCGCAATATCTGATCATGGTGGTTTAAGTAACGCTTTGAGTGATTCAATGAGAGGGCAGAAGAATGCTGGATTGATGAGTGGAGGATTTGTGCCTAATTTTGCAAAAAAAGGTAAAGGTGGGAAAAAGGGTAAAAAAAATACACAAACTAATGCTCCTGCATCAATGTCTGATGATGATATTGAAAAAGCTATTTCTGATTTTATAAATTCTGTTCAAAACGCAGATGAGCAAATGGGTTTATTTGAAAGTCTGTTTGGAGGTAGAACAAAACTTATAGATGCTGAATTAGGTAAATTTAAAAATACTCTTACTGCTGGAGGCGTGTCTGGTCAAAAACTTGACGCTGCAATGAATAAAGCTTCCAAAGGAATAAATAATCAGCAAAGTAAATTTGCCAAGAGTTTAGCTTCAGCGGGTACTGCTATTTCGATTGCTGGACCTATGCTTGCAGGACAAATTGAACAAATGGCTTTTGGTAATAGAGATAGAACTGATATGACTAGCGGAGAAAGATTTGGTCAATCTGCATTAAGCAGTGGTTTGACTTCTTTTACTACTGGCATTGGTATAGGCGCAAGCTTTGGACCTCTTGGTGCTGCAATTGGTGGTTTGAGTGGATTATTGATAGGTTTAGCAACTGCAACTGGTGCAGCAAAACTATCCATTGAAGATTTAAACAAAATAAATGAAAAATATTTTCAAACACAATCTGAAAATTTGTCATCTGGTCGAGAATATATTCAATCACAACAACAGTTGAGCGATTTAATTTCTAAAGGGGCTAGTAATAAAGATATTGAAAGAGCTAGTAAAAATTTAGCAGAAAACTTTTCAAAAATAAAAGACGTTAATTTGCAGCAAGCTTTTGTTCAAGCTGGAGGTAATTTGAAAAAAATGGATGAGGTTATTAAAGAGTTTACTGACAACATAAATGCTCAAAAATTAACTAGAGGAATAATATCTAGTACTAAAGATCTTTCAGGTTTTTCAGGTTATTGGCAAAATTTTCTTTCGTTTTTTGGAGGAAAAACTTCTTTTGAAGCCTCAACTAATTTAGATACAGAAAATATAAACAATTTAATTTCGTCTTTATCGCAAATAAATGTTCCTTCTGATAAATTAAAATTTACAGGAAAATCGTTGGATGAAAGAACTAAAGACGCTAAAGTAAAAAAAAGTAAAGAGTTGGGCGTGCCTGCTGAAAAGGTTGTTCTAGAGGATCTTGATAATATTCAAAATGAATTTGCTTCTGATTTTGTGCAACAAAATATTGATTTTATAAACGAATTAACTGAAAAAGGAAAATTTAAAAACAAAGAAGAGAAAGAAAAATACAAACAAACAATAGGTTTGCTTTTATCTCGTTATTATGAATTTATAAATGAAGGTTTAAGTGCGAGAGAAATAACTCAAAAAAACGCTTCAATAATCACTCGTCTTTCGGCGACAACGATTCAATCTTTTTCTAAGCTTTTTAAAATAATTGAAAATCAATTTAAAGATTTAGCTTTTAATATTGCGGTGGGTTTTGAAAAAGATAGTGCAAAAAATAGAGTTGAAAATATACTGTTAGATTTTACAACAAGTTTTAATGATCAATTATCAAGTTTTGTATTAAAAAATTTACCTGATCTTGATAAATTTACAATGGCACCAATAATTGCAAGACAAAAAAAAGAAACATCTTTTAGAAAATTAAGTTTAGAATCTTCGGATTTTGAATTAAAACAAGCTAAAGATAGAAGTTTATTTTTAATGGAAGGCGCTCAAAATTTAACTAAAGATTTCAAAGACCAATTGCTAGATTCCGAGCAGAACGCTAAATACTTTCTAGATAGTATTTTGCCAAATTTACAAAAAGGCGATTATAATATTGATGTTGGATCTGTAGCTAAAAAAATGTTCGAAACAAGACAAAAAGATTTAATGGACTATTCTCAATCGTTAGATAGCGAACCAAGAGGTTTAGGAATAAAAGGACTTACTGGAATTGGTAGTAGAAGAGGTCAACCTTTCGATTTAAATAATCCAAGTCAGATCAAAACATTGCAGTTAGCCGTGTCTGAAAATTTAAATAGTAAAAATTTAAATTTAAAAGATAGAGAAGATCTTATCAAATTAAATGATAAAATAATTTTAGCAGAAAAAGCTACTGCGTTTTTAAAAAATCAAAATGCTCAAGATGAATTAATCGCATCTTTAAAAACACAGAATAATAAAAAAATTGAATTTAATTTAATGGCCACAAACGCTAAAAAAGAATTTGAATTAAATCAGACTCTTTCGAAAGAAAGAATGAAAGCTGAAGAAATCATGGCTGTTGAAGAAGCCAAAATTCAATCAAAAAATTTAATTAGAATAAAAAGCATGGAGTCCGCTAGTAAGCGTATTGGATTTGGTAATGATTTGTTTAAAGCGGAAAGAGAAGGTAGAGTATCAGATATAGAAAGAAATCTTGCCGATCCAAGATTAGAGGCTGGTTTAGGCGTTAAAGAAATGACTGAAAGAAGAATTAAAGCAGAAAGAGAAATATTAGAAGAAAGAAGAAAAATTGAAGATCGAGCTTTAGCTACTGAAATAACTCAAGCGCAAATGCAATTATCAGTAGAAATTCAAAATACCAACGCATTACAACAATTGACTAAAGCTGTGTTAGCAATGGTTAGTTATAATTTGACGACAGATTTAGGAGGAGAAGAAAGAATAAAGCAAATTGAAAATTTTGTTAATCAACCTTTTGGAGACGTTCTTAATGAACAGGGAAATATCATTGGTAGAGATAAAATGCCTGATTCATTTCTGGATGCAAATTTTGGAAAAGGTGTTTCTGCTAAGTATTTAGCGTACAAGACAAATGAAGAGCAAAGACAGTTTTTAGATAATAATGCTAATAATATTACCAGCATGACGCAGCAATTAAAAACATCTGGTAATTTTACAGATGAACAATTGAATTACAGCAATTTAGAAAATTTAGCTAAACAAAATCCGCTTCTTGCCGACCAAGTTCAATTATTAAGAGATCAATATGAAAATCGTAAAAAAATATTAGAAAAGCAAAGAGATAGCGTTAATAAAGATCAAGCTCAAAAAGATGCTTTAGCAAGGCTTAATTCTTCATTTGTAGGAAATATGGCTTTAGGTCTTGGAGGTTTAAAAAAAGAAGGAGAGGAAATCTTATTAAGATTAGGAAGAGATCTTCCAAGGATGTTTGGAGACGGCCTTGTTGATGGTATAAAAGCAGCAATTCGCGAATCAGATAATTTAGGAGAAGCTTTGATGGGCATAGCTGCAAAATTTCTTGATGAAATAAGCACAGCGATGATGAGAAGCGCTATATATGGAATGCTTGGAAATATGGGTATGGGTATACCGGGGGTTGGACAAGCACTAAGCGGCAACCAAAAAGGAGGATACATTCGCGCTCAATCTGGTATGTATATTTCTGGAAGCGGTTCTGGAGATAAATATCCAGCGTTGCTTGAGAACGGTGAATATGTATTAAATAGAAGAGCGGTAATGGCAATGGGTGGTCCTGCTGACATTGATAAATTAAATTTTAGTATGGCTCCAAGATTCGCATCTGGAGGTTCTTTTTCAACAGAGTTTACTGATTTAAAGTCAATGGAAGAGGGTATGACTACTGCTGGTCTTGAAAACAGTCAAGTATATAGTGAATTAAGAGATACAGAAAGACAAAAACAAGAAGAAAAAAGACAAAAACGCAGAAAACAGAAAGAAATGATCGCTGGTATTGTAGGGTCTCTTGTTGCGGCAGCAGCTAGTTATGGGATGAATAAAGGTATATCAAAGTTAAAAGCAAATGCTGAAGTAGGTGGGGCTAAAGATTTTGCAGAATCTGGAGCCGCTACAATAACAGGAGCGGGATTAAAAGCGTATGGAGATACGCCTCAAATGTATGCAGAAACAGGGAGTACTCCTAGTGATGTGTCTCGCTATAATAAATATGTTGGATCAAATTTAATAACCCCATCAGGAAGTTTCACAGGAGCAAAAAATTATACTGGAATAAGATCTTTCTTTTCAAGTCCTAAGATGCCTGGAGGAAAACGTCAAACTGGTGGTCTAATTGGTTCTCGTTTATCTGATACTATTCCAGCTTATGCTGAAGGAGGGTTATATAACAATTCAATAGTTAAAAAATATGGCATTGGTTTACAAAATGGTGGAATGGGTTCATCTGTTAATAATTCTAATGTTGTAAATAACAGTAATGCTGCTAATTCTTTCAATTTTAATACTAATGTAAATAGAGACGGTGCTATACAAGTTGGTTCTAATTCGACAAGTTATAAACAACAAGATGTTGAATTATCAGAAAATTTAAATAATAAGATATATGGAGCAGTGTTAGGAGTAATAAAAGATCAACAACGATTTGGTGGGTCTTTAGCAGGAACTCGTAGGGCAACATAATGAAAAACGCCGCATTAAATTACGAAAATATTTTCTACCTAAATGGTAATGCTATTTCTGGCATACAATCTATAGAAGGCAGTTATTCTGTAAATTATGGGCCAATTAATACAATAGGTGTTGGTTATAATAAACAAATTATGGCCGATGTGCCTAACGCAACATTTAATGTTCAAAAATATTTATTATATAATGAGCCATTTTTACAGTTTACTGGTGAGAGTCCATCGAAACAGGCAAGAAGTTTCGCTGGTAGCATAAATTATTTTGGCAAATCATTCGGTTTCAAAACTGGTTGTGTAAATAGTTTTAATTTACAATGTTCAGTCGGAGAAATTCCACAAACATCAATAGATATACAAGTATTTGGAGATATAGGTAAAAATACTTCTGCTTCTGGTAATTTTGGCGCACCATATATAAGCGTTCCACAAATAAAAGATATTACATTAACTTGTAGTGGATCTTCTACAAATAGAATAACTCAATTTGATTATTCTATTAACTGTCCAAAGAAACCGATTTATTTATTGCAACCATCAGGGGTCAGCGCTTCAGGACCGGGATATGATTATCCTTCAGATAATTACGCGTATATACCTAATGAAATATTGTTAGAATTGCCTATAGAAATAGACGCTTCATTTACAATGGAAGTGGATGATTACGAAAGCAAAAAATTATACGATCAGATGAATAATGATATTGATTACAATTTTAGCATAGAAGTTCGTGGAAAGGTCTTTAAAAATCTTTCTTTAGGCGTATTGGATTTATTAGCTTTAGACGCTTCTAATGGAATTTTGTTGTTTAAACAAACTTTTTCAAATGTTAAATTGGTATCTCAAAATTATAATTCGTCAGCAGATGACGTTTTAAGTGTAAAATTAAGTTACAAAGGATATTTAAATAGTTAATATGAGCGCACCTTTAGCATCTCTAACAGAAATTTTCGGGTCTAATGTCGTGTCTGGTGATATATTTTATGTCACTGATTCTACATCTACTAATACATATAAAATCTCTAGGGATGAATTATCTAAAGCTTTTACTGGATTTACAGCTCAAAACGTAAATGGTTTTAGTATTTTTGAGAGCGCTGGAGAATATGGATTATCTGTTAGCGGTTCAAATGGTTTTATAGGAGTAAATAATAGAACACCATTTGTTTCATTAGATATAAAAGATAATATTTCCGCTTCTAATGGCTCAGGACAAATAAGAATATCAACCATCAATTCTGGAAGAAAAATTAGTTTTTCAATATCTGATCCAAATGTTTATTATCAATTTGCAAAAAAATCAAATGACTCTAAATTATATTTAGAATCATCTATTGATGGAGGATCTAATTTTACAAATTTAATGGTTTTTGATCAAAGTGGAAATTGCGCTTTACATAAAACTACAGGAAGTTTAAGTGATAAATTTTTAGTAAGCGGAGAATTTATAGAATTTCAAAATTCTGGTAATTCTATTATTTTTGATCCATACAATGGAGAAATAAAAACTAACGCTTCGGACGAACCTTTATTGTTGAACTATAATAATTTAGGAAATGTTATATTAGGTTCTGACGCTGTTTTTGTTGATAATGATTCAGTTAATCCAAAAGTTGGAATTAATACTAATAATCCTACTGCAACTTTTACTGTAAGTGGTGCAGGACAAACAAGTAAATTTGAAAGTAATACTAATATTTCTGTTTTAGGTTTAGGAAATACTGTAGATTCAGGATTTTTTGGAGTAGTAGATGACAAAACTTTTTTTGGCCCTTCATCTGGAGGATTAAGTATTTATAATGTTGTATATGATCATAGTAGTGAAGGGTTCTTAGGTTTAGGAACAACAGGTCCGCAATATAAATTAGACATAAACTCTGATGCTTTAAATACTGTGGCTCATTTTAGTAACACAGGAACCGCAAAAACATGCGAAGTAATTATAGCTGCAAATAAAGCTTTGGGTGGAGGGGACACTGGCCCAAGAAATTCTTTTTTAACTTTTTCTAGATATGATTCTACTGTAGATACGGATAAATGGTCGATAGGAAATATTTATGTTGATCCAACATTTGGAGGTAGTGATGATTTCGTGTTTATTAAGAATGGTTTTTATGGGGCAAGTCCTAATGTAGTCGCTAAATTAAGTAACATTGGAGATTTCGACATTGATGGAAAATTTACTACTAACAGTTCTTTTTGTAAGGGGCAATTTGTTGAAGTTTATAGTAGTCGATTAACAGGCACAGCGAATATTTATATAGATCCTTTCGGGGTAAATGGATCGTCCACAATGTCTAGTGGAAATTTTAATGCGGATTCTCCGTTTGGTGTATCGATGTATAATGGAAAATTAGAAAGAGTAATGGCATTTACATCAGATAGTATAACTGGAGAAAACGTGATTTTTCAATTTTATGCTATAACTCCAGCAGCAACAAGCGTCAATGGTTTTAATAATATTGGAACAACTGGAGACACGACAAACGTAAGATGTAGTGGGACTTTTACAATATACAGCAATCAAGTTTCACAATTAATATTTCCAACTTTTGGAACATTTAATTCTGGACAATTATTACAATTTAGATTGTTTAAAGATAATTATACTCAATTAACGTATCCAGTCACTTTGACAAGCTCAATGAAATACATAATTGTTTAATGAGTAAATTCATAAAATATGAAAATTTAGATTTTAGAATAAATAACGATATTTTTTATTCTACATCTGTTGAAATTTCAATTCAAACTAATATAGAACCAATATTGTTATCTGATGGTTCATTGTTAAGATATGCCCCTCAAGGTACAATTGTTGGTTCATTGACTACTGAGTTTTTTTTAATTGGCGCTTTTCCTAACTATCTAGTTCCAACTAGTTCCACGGAAAGCCCTGTAAACGCTATCTTTGCAGGAGTTCAAATAGAAAATTGTTATTTAAAAAGCATTTCTTTTCAAGCTTCTCAGTTCTCTCCAATTTCTTTGAACGCTGAATTTGATTGGTACGGTCAAATAAATAATAAAGATAGCACAAATAGTCTAAAACCTTTTTCCGCTACAAGAAACGCAAGCTTAAGTCAAATATCTCATTCTAATAGATCTTACATTAGCGATTTAACAAATGTTTTTGGTTTTTCAGAAATCTTTGGTTTTCAATATTCTGAACAATGTAACAGAATTCCATTTTTCAAAAATGATGAAATAGTTCCTTTTAGAGTGGCAAAAACAAATAAAACAAAAAGCGTAACAGTTGATGGCAATTTTTTTAGGCAAAATAATATAAATAGTATAGAAGGAAAAGACGTTAATTGTGATTTATTTTTAAAGGATTATAATAATACATTATTAAATAATTTTAACGTTTCTGGTAAAATAGAATCAAGAGGCTTGTCGATTAGCAACAATGGGATATTGCAAAGCAAACTATCTATAATGCAACGTTTAGCGCCGTTAAGGAGTTCTTTATGAGTAAATTTTTAGACACTCAATTTTCAATTACAGGTATAAAGGATTTTGATATCACATCCGTTTATCAAAAATATGATTTGATTGACTTTGAATATTATACGGGAGACGCCAAAGATCCTAGAAATTTAAGTGGATTATTCGCTTGGTTTAATGTTGATAATCTTAATAACCTAGAAATTGATGTTTCTGGTAAAGTTTATAAATGGTATAATTCTGCTCCAGGTCATGGGGTGGCTCAAGATTTACATAATACTGAAAACTATATTTGGAAAAAACCGACATATAATAAAAATAATAATTCAATAGTATTTTCTTCTGATCTTGCTAAATACGAGTATAGTGAATTATATACAACAGGCAATTCCAACCCAGGAGACACGCATTTTAAAGAATTCGCAGATGTTGATCGTTGTTGGTTCTTGGTCTATGAATTTGAAGACTTAAGAAGAGGAGATTATGGTTACACAATCATGCCAAATATATCTGCAATAATTAATACGTTTCATACAGGCGCGTTATCATATGGTTTTATAGGTGCTTCAGGAAATAATGAAATTTATAGTTGGAATTCAAATGTTCCAAAGTCATCACAACAATTTGTTATTGATGTCAACGCCGCTGCTGAAACCTCACCTAATATTTTAAATTCTGCATTTTCATCCGCTAAATTAATTAAAAACAAAAACATTCTATCGGTAATAAAAAATAATACATCTAATAATTTAAGAATTAGGAATAATGGTTTTGAGGTATTAAACACAACTTCTTCGCAATGTTTTCCGTCAGGAGCTACGAGTTTAAAGATCGGGGCAGGAGGTAATACTCATTTGACTGATAATCCTTTGTATAATTATGACGCTTCAAATATTTCATATTATGAAATTTTAGGTTTTTCTAAAGTTCCTACAAATACAGATATTTTAGCGGTAGAAAAATATTTGTTTGAAAAACATTTCGTTAACGATGATGGTTTATATATAGCTAAAGAAAATTTTACGGCTTCTAGTTATAATTTTTCTCCAATAAATATAAGCGGATCTGATTATTTAACTAGAGACATAGATTCTATTTTTAATAAAACTTACGGATGCTCCGCTTCTTTTAGCACAAAAGCTCAAAGAATAAATTATGGTGATGGATATGTGATTAATGTAATACCAAATATAAATAACCTTAATTCAGAATTTAATTTATCTTATGACGGTTTGACGGATAAACAGGCTAAATCTTTGATAGGATTTTTTCAAAATACTTTCGAATACACTCCTAAAAATATTACAGATTCATACGAAAGCGTAAATATGGAATTGTTTTTTCCATATAAAAATAATGCTAAGATTTATTTTTCTGATTTGCAATATAATTCAGTAGAAGCTAATTTAAACAAAATAGATATAAAGTGTATTTCTACATACGATTCTAGTTTGGATTATAAAGGGTTTTTAGTTACTGGCAAAAATGTGACTAGTTTATTCCAAAATAATAAAAGGCATTTTTATAATGATGTTGTTTATTTCGATTCTAACGCTTCTAGTAATAGAGGGTATTATTGGTTTACAGGAGCAGATAATACATTTGTAACTCATACAACAAATCCAACTGGAGTAAATAGTTTATTTACAAGATCTTTTTATTTTAAACCTGATTTAAATTTTGATGTTCCGGTAAATCCTAAATTTATAAAAACAGAATATGATTCATCCGCTCCTGCTTTTGAAAATTACGGTATAAATAAAACCTGTTTAGAATTCACTTTTAATTATAATAACAGAAGCGATAAAGAAACAGAGGCTATATTAAAATTTTTAGATTCCAACGCTGGTTTTAAAATCTTTGAAATGAGACTACCAGAACCTTATAATAAATTAATTGATTTATATTGTCCAGAATGGAACCACACATATAAATTTAAAAATAACCACGATATGTCTGTAAAATTTATAGAGTTCAAAGGTAAAACTGATTCTGACATTTTTTTTAACACATTATTAGTATTATGACATATGTCAATTTAACAGGCAAACTTATTGGCGAGTGTTTAACTGGCTTTGGTATTCATTTGCCTATAACAATTATAAATAGTGGTAATTCTGATATTAATTATTTATTTGATATAAAAAACGATTCTGATAAATTGTTTTCGTTTTCTCAACCTTCATTACTAATAAATAATGGTGATAGTAAGATTGTAGATATTTTTTATAAACCAAAAGAAGTCGCATCCGCAGTGAATGATGAATGTGATTTTTTAATTTACAGCGAATCGGTTGAAGATGGCGCTACAGATCCAAGCGGGGTTATTACGATTGAGATTACTGGATCAAGAATAATAAATAATACTGCTGGACATGTAAGAAATTTTGTTGCATTGAAAAATTATGATTTAAATAAAGGAGTAAATTATGACTTTATTTGGTCACCTCCGACTGGAACTGGAGTCTTAAAAAATTATTTTTTTACAGGATATCAGTTAGATATTTCTACAATTAATGATTTTTCATCTATAGTATTTGTTACGGGTTTTAATATCGCAGAAAATACAAATAAAAACCCTAGATTCAGTAAGTACTATGGTTACGATTCTGAAGAAAAAATAATTAGAAACGTCTCAAATAAAGATTTTACATCTCTAACTTTAGATACAGATTATTACGCTCGTTTATATACATATAGTGTTGGTAATTCTGGTATAAACATTTACGCTTCTGGTATCGAAAGTTTGAATGATCAGTCCTCTAGCGAAGTGATTAACGGTTTTTCAGGAGCCGCCGCTACTCGTCCAAACTTGAAATTTGAAAAGAAAGCTTTGAATGTTATTGTTACTCAAGGTAATTATATTAACTATGATTTATATAAAAAAATCTTAGATTCAAATGCTGGTTCTCCAGATTTAAGTTTTTATTCAGGAATTAACATGTATTTATCTGCTGGTAGCTCTTTCATGTCTAGCGATGAAAATAATTATGCTTTAGATTTTAAAAACGGTATTTTTCAAAATTTTTCAGGCGATAACACTTATGGCACAAATATAAATATTTATGTCCCTGAAAGAGTATCTATTATCGGTAATCATGGTAAAGGTGGAGATTTGTCTAATGTTATAGCTCTTGATACAGCACAAACCGTTAGAGCTAATCTAAAACCAGTTTTTGATGCTTCTGTTTACTCCACTACCAATGGAATGTCAGATAGCAAAAAAGGTGGAAATTCTTTAAATTTTAATAATAAAATTTCAATTAATAACGAAACAACTGTTAGAACAAATATAAATTATAATGTTTTTATTCAAAAAACATCGCAAATAAATGCCGGTGGTGGAGGAAATAAGGCTGGTGTAGGATTTTTAGGAGGTGGAAATAAATATATAGGGGTAGGTTCTGATGGTATAGAAAGAAATATTGCGTTTCCAATAAGAGGATCAAATAATAATCAGAATACATTTTTTTCAGTTAGAGCTGCCCAAAGGACAACATTGCAAGATGTTGTTAAATTATATTCACCTAATCCACAATATGGAGAAGATGCTATTGATAATATAATAAAATATACAATAAATGATAATTCTTTTACAACGAATTCTGATATTATAGTTTATAATCCTGACTTGCCTGTGCAAGAAAATGTATCAACTATACCTGATTTACAAACAAAATTCGTTAAAATCAATAATAATGCGGCAAGCTCTTGCGGTTATTTAGTAAATAAATATTTAAACTCTAATTTAAAAATCAACTTTTATAACGATGCCGTCATAAGCGATTACATTTTTAGATGTAATAATTCTGATTTATCAGGTAGTCCGTCGTCGTGGATAGGTAAAAACTCTCAATCAGCAACTATAGTAACTTTAACTGGTGATGGAACATATGTTGCAGATTTTGAGGGGTTAGGATACAAAGCGATATCTTTGCCTGATACAAAATATTTACAAGGGTTATTTTCTTCGTCTGTTAATTGTACGGATTTTGATTTATTTATAGTTGGTTGTTTTAAAGGCTCGTCTTATACGGAGCAAATTTTTAAAATGTTTAATTGGTATAGTTCGCCTACTAACATCAGCAGTAGAAATGTTCTTTTGCGACCTTTTTTAAAAACAGCTTATAAAGCTTTTTCAAAAGAAAACAACATTTTTAGTTTCTTTTTCTCTTTATTATATAATAGCACGATAGATAATAAAAATACGGCTAGTTTTTATCAAGCTGCGAATGATCCAGCTTTAATTAGTTCGTATTTTCAAATTTCTAAACAATTAAACGGTTCTGGTAATTATTATCCTTTTATTTTAAATATTCAAAGATCTAATAATAGATATTCAATTTTTATTAATGGAGAAAGATATTGTATGTATGGTTTTACTGACAAAACAAAATATTTAAATAATTTAAACAATACCACTCTACAATTGAAAAACGAAGGTGGAACTTTAACTAATTCTTTTTTTGATATTATATTTTATAATAGAACTTTGTATAATAATGAAAGATTACAAATGTATAATTCATTAAACAAACAATATTTAAAATTATTTGCTGGAGAAACTGGTTCTTCTTTACTTGTCGATAGTCAGATTCAATTGCCAAATATTTTCAATTTAGCTGGTAAAATAAATACACAAACATAATGAATACTTTATTTAAACTTAATAATTATGTTGTTATAGATTTGTTTGAAATAGAGTTAGAATCTAATGAAGGGTATTTAAGATTTCATGGATCTAAAAATTTTAATAAAAATTTAATTTTTCAAAACAAAGAGTATATTTTTATACCTTGTGAATTTTCGCAATTTGAAACCACATCAGACGGAAGACAAGGAAGGCCAAAGATAAAAGTAGGCAATATAAATAATTATTTTTCAAGAGTTCTTCAAGATAGAGGCGACTTGATTGGAAAAAATTTTAATAGAAAAAAAATATTAGCTAAAGATTTAGACGTAATTAATTTTACTGATGGTAAAAATCCATTTGGAACCTCTAATTTTAATACTTATATTTCTTTTGATAAATTGATTGTTAGTGCAAAATTAACTGAAAATTTAAATGAAGTGGAGTTAGAGTTGGTTACTAAGGTCGATGTTCAAACTTTAACCATTCCAGCAAGAAAGGTGACAAATGACACATGTTCATGGAATTATCGTTGTTATGGTTGTAATTATGGAAATACAAGAACATATGCTGGTCCTAATTTAGGCGTAACAATTGGAGGGGGATTTCAAAGTGTTTTAGGAGCGCCGGTTGCGGATGAAAATGATAAAATTTTTGTCAGTACGTATAATGAATTTTCTAATAATGGAAATTATAATTTAACCTCTTTAACTTATAAAGCAGAATGGTTGGAAACCACAGTATATAATAAAGCAGATTTTGTTTATTTGGACGCTTTATTCGATACAAATTTGGAGTCGGAAGAAGCTGTTTTATCTCCATTAAATAAAAATAAAAATTATTTTGTTTGTATTGCAGACGGTGTTCTTAATAAAAATCCTTTAAAAAATACTGATGTTTGGAAACAGGATAAATGCTCTAAAACTTTACAAGGTTGCAAACTTAGATTTGGAAATAACACTACTAGAGCTTTTACAGATGGCTTGACATATCTTCCGTTTGGAGCATTTCCAGCAACATTTCCTTATAATAATGAAACTACCAAATCAAATATGTGAGGAAATTAAAAGATATTGTTTGGATAATAGAACCGTTGAGGTTTGTGGTTTTGTTGTCAAAAAAGATGATTTAATTTCATTTATACCTGTCGATAACAAACACCCAGATAAGAAATGGTTTTTTTTGATATCTCCAGAAGATTATTTGAAAATAAAAAAAGAATATGTTATATTATATCTATTCCATAGTCATCCTTTAGACGCTTCATTTTCTAATTTTGATTTAAAATATCAAAAATATCATAATATGAATATGCTATTATATAATGTGGCGGTAGATTTGTTCGAAGAAAAACGTGTAAATATATATTAATATGGTAACCATAAAACTTCATGGTATTTTTGAAGAATTTGTTAAAACAGATTGGCTTTTAAATGTCAAAACTGTTGGAGAAGCTTTTGAAGCTATAGAGGCTAATAGTAATAAAATGTTAACAGCTTTAGGTAATATGCAAGAATATTTGACGCATTTTATTATATATGTTGATGATAAAATCATGCCTCCAGAATATTTAAACTCTCCAATTTTGAACAAAAACTCAAAAATTGAAGTAGTTCCTTTAATGTTAGGAGCTGTTTTTGTTTTTGACGACTTTTTAATTGCTTTAGTTATTATGATTATTGCTATGGGTATTCAAATGTTGGTCACTCGTTTAATGTCTCCAAAAGCCGCAAAAGATATAAAAAACAATTCCAGAATGTTTTCTGGCTACGAAAACGTTACCAAACGTAATGTAGCTATTCCTATTGGATATGGAAGATTAAAAATTGGAAGTATTGTCATATCTAACGATTTGCAAATAAAAGGAGTTATAGACAATCCAGCGGGCGGTAATTTAGGTGGTTCATATGGTGGAATAAACAATAATAAGAAGATTAATTAAACAATAATATGCTTACTTTTGATATTAAAAATTTAGCGGACGGCCCCACAACTGAAGAGGGGCAAGGCTTATTGAATTCAAATGGAGTTTCTGCCAACAGCACTGTCGCAACGAATACAAATTCAAATTTAAATGCAAGTCAAAGTAGCGCATCACAAACAAACATTAGCGCGGATCAACAAACGAGTGATGTAAAAATTTATTTAAATAAAGATTTATATGGTCCAATTAGTTTAGCAGGTAGCCCGTCCGACAGTTCAAGAAATAAAACATTGGATACAGAAAGTTTATACATAAGCTCTGATTTATTATGTGAAGGTCCAATAGAAGGGTTGGTTGATCCAGATGGATCTACATTAAATTATTTATCTTTGGACTCCAATGTTGCTAATGCGAGTTCTTCATTGGCTTATGGAATGTATTATAATGACACTCCTATTAGAGATAAAAAAACTAATTTTTTAAATTTCTCTGCTGCTAACTTTTTCGTTTCTTACGGTCAAGAAATTGATAATTTAAATAGTACACCCAGCGCTGTTTATAGTTATAATTCTAGAATATATGATTTAGACATAGATCCAGGAATTACTGAGTTTAAACTTTATCAATTTGATGAAGCTTTATTCACAGATTCAACATTAGTCCCTTTACAGCAAAAACTAATAAACGCTAGAAACATATCAAGAAATTTCTCTCATTATGTAAAAAACAAATATACAACAAGAGCCACAGTAAATATAAAAGTAGATACCTGTTTTTATATTGGTGGAGATGGTAGCACGTTTAGTAATCATGCAAGATTTGTAGTTTGCGTAACTAATTTATTTACTAGAACTAGGGTTTACTATTTTTTTCAAGGCTACTTTGTGGTTAAAGGAAGTCCAACTTTAATTCCTATAGAAATTGAATTTGGTAAAAAGAACGATTTAAAATCGAATAACCCAGAATATATAATTAATATTTATAGTGTAGAAAAAAGACTATCAGCTTCTGATGAAAAAACTAATAATTTTGCAAAAGAGTTTTATGTTGATTCTGTAATTGAAAAAGTGGGATATAGATTTTCTTATCCATACTCGGTAGTGTGTGAAAATAAAATAAGTTCTAAACATTTTTCTAATGTTCCGGTAAGAAGTTTTGATTGTAAATTATTAAAAATAAAAGTTCCTGAAAATTACGATGCTGACGTTCACGAATATATTGGTGATTGGAATGGCTATTTCAGTAAAACATTAAAATGGACAGATAATCCAGCTTGGATATTTTATGATTTATGTTTAAATAGTAGATACGGTCTTGCTAAAACTTATATAACAGAAAACGATTTAAATAAATGGGAAATGTTAAAAATATCAAAATTTTGTGATGAATTAGTGATAACCAACTCGGCAACAAAATATAATGCAGATAATTTTAGCTACGATAATAAGTTAAAAATAGATGAAAAAAATTATAATGCTATTACGTTTACATGGTCTAAATCTATCAATGAGTTAAGAGATGCATATCCTGAAAATGGTATTTTATTTTTATATGATGTTGTAAATGAATCGGAAGAAAATATAAATATAAATTATAAAAAGATCATTTTATCCGCATCTCTTGACGGAACTACCGCTAGATTAAAGTTGTGTAATGATTTCGGAATGCGAAGATTTATAGAGTCTGATAGTTCAGGAGAATTCTATAAAAATCTACAAGTGTATATAAGTGGCAATCCAGCTATTTTAAACACAGAGGAAAAAATAAAGTTTTATGCTTTGAGTTATATAAATTCATCTGTTACTAGCGAATATCCTTCTTCTAATACTTCAATAGCGCAGAAATTTACTAAATCTAAAATTTTCGATTCAACTTTAAAAATAAAATCAGGAAAATGTGTAGCTAGACAACAAGATTATTATGATTTCTTGGAACCTAGATTTTCGGCAAATATATATATAAATGAAAATGTAGAGGGTTTGAAAATTCTTTCTGATTTAGCGTCTGTTTTTAGAGGTGTTTTTTATTTTAGAAATGGTCTTTTGAATTTAACGACAGATGTTAAAAAACCTGTTGTTTACTTGTTTACAAATTCAAACGTAAAAGAAGGAAATTTTACTTATACATCTGCAAACTTAGAAACGTCTTTTTCTGTTGTTAAAGTGTCTTATTTAGACAAGACTGACAATTTCAAAGATAAAATCATTAATGTTGAAGATAGTTCTTTAATTAAAAAATACGGTTTGATAGAAAAAGAAATTTTAGGTTTTGGTATAACTTCTAGATATCAAGCAGAAAGAATCGGTAAATGGTTTTTAGCGACAAGTAAATTGGAGTCGCAAACAGTCTCTTTTAGTACAGGTATAGAAGTAACAAATATAAAAATTGGAGATATAGTCAGAGTTGCTGATGATCTTAAATTTAGTAAATTAGCTTTTGGGCGTGTGGTGAGTTTAGATTTTAAAAATAATTATATTTATATTGATCGTGAAGTTAATCCAACAGTTTTAGGTAAAAAAATAAAAATCTTTTCTATCGTTGATGACGAGCCTTTAGAAACTACGCTAAGTGTTTTTGCTGTTGATAATCCAAATTTAAGATTACAGATTTTTTCTAAATCATTTGTTTCTTGGAATTCGGTTGCTAAAATTTTATCTTCTGAAGATGGGTCTATTGTTCGCGGTGATAATACTGGTTCAGCAGGTTGGACTAGAAAAGGGTATACAAAACAAAACTTTGTAGATAATTGTCAAATCTTTTATAAAGTTACATATCCGTCTACATATTTGGCATGTGGTTTAAGCTCAGTTAATAATATTACTATTGACCAAACTGATATTGATTATGCGTTTTATATTTCAGGTGGAGCGTTATATGCTATTGAAAAAGGGCTTTATACGACAGCTAGTCCTTTCAATTTTAATAAAACAATAAATGAAAAATCTGTTTTGAAAATTGTTTTCGATGGAACAAAAATTATTTATTTCTTAAATGATGTGAATTTAAGAGAAGTAACTCGTTCTATTGGAAATTCTTTATACGGTGTTATAGCTTGTAATACGCCATATGCCGAAGTTAATAATTTAAATTTTACAACTTATCCAGATATAGATTATGGCAGGTTTTCTAATTTGAGAGCAGACGCTAATTTTTCTATTTATTATGATGACTCTTCAGAGTCGGAAGATTTATACAGAATAATCACAATTAATGAAACATCAGCTAATGAGTATAATATTACAGCGATGAGATATAGCAATGAAAAGTTTGATTATGTTGATGAAGACAAATATATAGAAAAAAATCAAAACACTAAAAAACAAATTGTTTTTAGTACAGATGATTATATAAAATCAGCGCTATCTGATTTTTTGATTTCGGAAGGTGATAATATCATTTTAAGGAATTTGTCTTATGCTGAAGTTGTTTCAAAAGATTTCGATTATAGTTTCTATATTGAAAATGAAATTTTTACTTCAAATTTTAATCAAAAAAAGTATGAAGCAGCGGAAATAAATTTTATAAAATATTTTTCTTATTTAACTCTTAACCCTTATGTTTATGGTTTATATTGTACTATAATAAAAGATGGTAAAATTTTAAAATTCAAAGTTAATAAAAATGAAGCAGCTAAAATAACAGTTTTTTTAGGAGAAAAAAGAGAAAGTCTAGCTTCACAAACAGCTCTTTCTTTTGATATAGATGTGTATGCTTTTGATTCAAATATGAAATTAATTAATGTGTAATATAGAATATGGCGTTTATATCTGGTCAAAGCATAATTTATGATGATCCGTTTGCAATAAAAAACATAGATTTATCATTAAATAGTTTGTATTCTTCTAGAAATACATCTTTTAATGCTAGTAGTTTTGGTTACGACCCTGAAGTCTCATTTGTAAGTGGTTTTATAGCTCAGAATACTATAGATTTAAGGTGGACCGTGGAAAGGCCGGTAACCAAAGAAATAATTAGTTCTTTCGTAGAAGATTCGGCTTTTTCAGGATTTATAGTTAATTTTTATGATACAGGTAAAAATTTAATAAATTCTGATTCAAGTAGTTTTAAACAAACTAGATATTCTATATCAACTAAAGATTTATACAATAGTTTTATTACTCATACGGGTTCAGAGAATATAAGCAATTTAAATCAATTTTATATTGAAGTAATCAGCAAAGATTTTAACAATAAAACAAGCACTGGTGTAGCTTTAATTAATTTTGGGATTCCATCAATAAGTGTAAGTGGTTATTCGCTTGACAATTATTCTTTATTAGATGTAAGATATACTGATAGAAGGGTTATACAATCTGTAGATGTATTTATAACAACAGGAACAAATTTTAATCCTGATGAAGATAGTTATTTATATACGCAGCAATATAATGCTCCAAGTATTGATCAAATTGTTATACCTGATTTAGATCAGATAAATTCTTCTTCTAATTTAGATAATACAATAAGGTTGCCGTATTATACTCATTTAGTTCCTTATAATTATTTTACAAGTGGATCTAAATTTGTTTCTTCTGGAATTAAACCAGCTTCTTATTCTCAAATAACTTTGCCTGATAAAATTGAAAATGTAAGCGGTTACGTTTTTCATAATTATAATGATAGGTCTAAAGATCTTAATCTAAATGCGTTCATAAAATGGAATCAAGTAACGGAATCGCAAGACTGTATTTTTCATATATTAGTAGAAGAAAGTGGTAAAAATAAAACAAATTACGATTATTTTATTAACAATAGATCTGTTGAGAATATAATTTCTATATTTAATGGAACAGGTACTGGTGTAAATTCGACAGGAACTGTTTTTAGTAATTATTCTTCTTCTGGAATACAATGGTCTAATCATACAATTTATTTAGATAATTTTGGTTCTTTGCCCACAGGGATATACGATCAGTATTCTTCTGGAATTAATTATATTACAGAGATAAGAATACCTTCAGGTTATTTAAATAATCAAGAAGTCTTTTTAAGCTATGGCTTCACTGGAAACAATCAGTTTAGCTTTTTACCTTCTGGTGGATATTATAGTGGAAGTATATATACAGGAACATATTCTGATTCTAGATACATAAATAACGTATCTATTAATAATTCAGGAATTAATGTTTTGCAAACTGGTGTTACTGGCATTTGTGTAGCTAAAAGAATAACTGGATATGCTAATTTTGTTCATAATTTATTAGATCCGAGTTTTATATTTCCAGTAACACAAGATAATAATTATTTTGTAAAAGTAAGAGCTATTAATGATGATGAGATTGTATCTGAGTTTTCTGATTTTTTGTTTATTAGTTCGGGATATATAGATCAAACAATTAATTTATCACCGCTTAGTGGAAGATATGTATTTGATGGAGTTGGAGTTACTGGGTATATACCAAAATTTGATGGAGTAGATTCATTAACAACAGGTACGTTGTATTATAGTGGTAGTAATAATTTAGTATTTACTGAATTGCCGACAACAACAACTTCAGAAAATTTATATAAATTAGTAGTTGAAGATAACATTGTAAAAAAACAATTAGATACAGGGAGCGGCACTTCTTTA